CGTGTGCCGCGGGTGTTATGGCCGGGGGTTATGTGTTGGCCCAGCCGGTCAACCGGACAATGGACTATGACACGGAGCTGCGTCACGCGACCAATACCATGTATGCAGGCAAGACTTTGGCGGAAAAACGTGCCGGCATGGAGGAAATCAATAAAACGGTAAACGATGCCGCTTATCTTGGCGGAACATCTAAGGAAGCAGCCTTGCAGGCAATGAATACCATGGTGGCCAGCGGTTCATTGAGTGATGCTGCCGTGAAGCAGATGTTGCCAACCGTAATGAAAACAGCACTGGCCGCCAATGCCGATGCCGATGATATTGCCAATATTGTGACCAAAGCGAAGCAGGCAGGGTTTAAAGAAGCCGATATTCCTGCTTTGCTTGACCGAGCCATGCAATCGGGCGCGGATGGCGGTTTTGAGCTGAAAGACATGGCGCGATGGTTGCCGCAACAGTTGGCGGCAATGAAGTCCGCAGGTATGGGCGCGACACTGGATAATTTCAGCAGTTTGTTAAATGCCAACCAATTAGCGTTTATGACTGCAGGCAGTACAGACGAAGCCGGTAACAACCTGGTCAATCTGCTGGCGAAAATCAGCAGTCAGGACATCGTTACTAAGGCAAAGAAAATCGACATTAACGGCCAAGAGGGTTTTGACTTCACGGCCCGTATGAATAAGCGTCAGGCAGCAGGCATGAACTCGCTGGACGCATTGGTCGATATTGTCAGTGAAATTGTACAGAAAGATGAAAAGAGTGCAGCCTTAATGAAGCAGATGGCCGCAGCGCAAGGAGATGAGGCTAAGTTGGCTTTACTTGAGGGGCAGAAAGCTTTGGTCGATGGTTCGGCAATCGGACAATTGGTTACTGATCGGCAAGCCCAAATGGCTCTACTTTCATTAGTTTATAACAAAAAAGAAGCCGCACGATTGCAGCAAGGACAGGCCAATGCCGCCGGTGCAGTAGACAATAATTATCAATTTGTAGCCGAAGGCTCCGGGTTCAAAAAAGAACAGCTCAAAACGGCATACAGCGAAGCTGAATATGGCGCATTCTCAAGTTTTACCGACATGGTGGGCAATAAGCTTAAAGGTATTGCCGACTGGGCCAGAGGTAATCAGGAAGCCGCGCAGACAGCGGTAGCGGCGGGTCAAGGGGCTGCGGCAGTATCCGCAACTGTGGGGACAAGCTCAATGGTAAGCGGCGGATGGCGGTTCTTCCAAGGCGGTCAAGGTGTTGCCGGTGCCGGCCGTTTTCTGCCTTCTGCAGGCTCAATGGGTGCCTTTACTTTAGGTGCTGCTCCGTTGGCCGCTATGGGCGGCGTAACACATTTGGCGGCGCAACGGGATAAATATGACGACTGGAGTAAACCGTTGGTGGCCTTCGCCGACCGCTTGCAGTCGTTTTTGCCTGATTTTATGTCGTCTGCCAAAAACGAATATATGAGAAAACGGGAGGAACTGGGTGGGAATAACTCTCCGCTCGACAGCCCTGTTCTCAAAGAGAGTATGGCGCAGCTCAGTCAATCCGCACAAACCAATCAGCAAGCCAGCCAACAGTATGTCACAGCGGCAACTGAAAATCAGGCTGCAACCGCCCAGCTTACCAATGCGGCTTCCCAGATGACTGCGGCGGCGGCGCAAATGCAGGCGGCGGCAGGTAAGCCGATACCCGTTACAGTCACCGTTCAAAACGGCAATATTATGGCCTATATCAATCAAGCGGCGGCGCGTGCGGCAGCTAAAAATTAAGGATCCGTGATGAGTTGGAAAGATACTTTGCTTGATGCCAGTTTCAAGGGTGTCGGCTTTGATGTAATCGATGATACGTTGCGTGGCACGCACGCCTTAGCCGAACACGAATACCCGTTTGTTCAGGGTTCGGATATTGAGGACACGGGCGTATCGGCAATGGATATGAGCCTGACGGCGGTATTGTGGGGGGATGATTATGAAAGCAGGCTGCAAAGCCTGTTAGGTGTTTTGCGGGAGACTGGTGCGGGTGAGCTTATCCACCCGATTTACGGCAGCGTGCCCGATTGCGTGGTGGCTGATTTTGAAGCCGCACATAATGAAGAAAACCCCGATTACTGTACGGTGCGGATGACCTTTAAGCAAAGCGTCAAAGCCGCGCCGTTCTTTGACCGTGAATTGCCGTCTGCACTGGCCGATGAAATCGACTGGCTGGCAGATTTGGCCTCATGGCAGGGTTTTGAAGTGTTTCAGACGGCCTTGGGCAAGATTCAGAAGGCGCAAAGCCGTTGGAACGCATTTCATGCCACAGTATTGACGGCAGTCGGCGTTATGTATGGTCAGGTAAACGGGGTATTTACCGGCTCCATGAATCTCCTTAACAGCCCGCGCGTATTGGTGGCCGAGTTGAAATCAGTATTCGGTATGTTGGCAAATATGCACGTCGTAGGTAAAAGTGGGCTGGATGGCTGGCGCGATATGGTTGGCGGAGTGTCAAAAGCCTCCGCTACGCCGTGGCAGGTAAGTCGCGGGGCAGAAGGCAGCGTTTCGGCAATCGATTTGATTCAGCGTGCAAAGGTTGAAGATGTCGCTGCTTTTACAGCCTTTACCGCAACTGTTGGAGCGTGTGCTTTGGCAGAACAGGCCGCAGATATTCTGGCAACACAAATTGATGCGCCAACTTTGACGCCCGTGGAAATCTCACGCCTATTATCCGATACCCATGCTGCTTTGCAACGCACGCTGGCCGCAAACCGTATTTTGGCGATGATGTTGGCAGATGAGGTAAAGGCCGAGAAGATGGCTTATTCCCTGCTAAGGTTATATCAAACACCGGCAGACAGTGCTGATGATGTGTATCGCCGCATTGAGGCTGCCGGCCTGTTGCCGCAAACGCCATATCTTGAAACTGCCGCCGAACTGACTGAAAGTTTGCGTAATACGGCGCACAAGCTGCAAAAACAGGCTTTTGCCGTTTTGAATATGCGCCCTCCGTTAGTGCAGAAAATTGTAGGACGTGATACCAGCCTGCATCTGTTGGCGTTTGAATGGTATGGCGATTACAGCCGTTTTGGCGAGTTGTTGCGTCTGAATCCGCAAATCCGTCATCCGAACTTTCTCAGTAAAGGAGAAGTGTTAAATGCCTACGCCAAATAATACCGTCACTCTGATGATTAACGGTAAAACTCATGGGCAGTGGACGAATTACGACATCGTTTCTGACCTGCTCACCCCCGCCGATGACTTTTCAGTCACGCTTGGTCGTCCGGTAGATGCAGTCCCGACTGCAGTAAAAGAAGGCGATAAAGTAGAAGTCCGTGTCGGTGGGGATACGGTATTAAGCGGCCGTATCGACCGTGTACACACTACGACGGAGAAAGGCAATAAAACGCTGACCATTCAGGGCCGTGATGATGCCGGTATCCTGTTGGACTGTTCTGCGCCGTTGTTTAATGCGCAGGATATGGATTTAAACCAAATTATTGAAAAAATCGTCAAGCCTTTGGGTTTGTCAAAAATCCGTATCGATGCAGCCAAAACCAATAAAACCCATAAAGTTCAAATCGAGCCCGGAAGCCGTGCATGGGATGCCTTGACACAATATGCCGAAGCCAACGGGGTATGGCCTTGGATGGAGCCTGACGGCACGTTAGTTGTTGGTGGTCCTGACTACACCACAGCACCTGTTGCCGAGCTGGTCTTACGGGTCAGTGGCGACAATAACAATGTCAAGAGCTTGGAAGTCGAGCGCAATATGGCCGCTCGGTACAGTGAGGTCACGGTATTGGGACAAAGCCATACCGGCAAGCACAATATCAAAGCGACGGTGAAAGATGAATCCCTTAAGCTGAGCCGGCCTTTAATCGTGACAGAGCCTGATGTTGACAGTCAGGCGGAAGCGGAACGTAAAGCGAAGAAACGCCTGGCAGACAGCCGCTTGGAAGGCTTGACCATCACGGCGGTGGTACAGGGACACCGAACCGATGACGGTACTTTATGGCAACCGGGTCAGCGAATCAACGTATTGAGCGAACCGGACGGCATCGACGCGGTGTATTTCCTGATGGCGCGTACCTTTGTCGGAGGTAGAGGCCAAGGCACGGAAACTGTATTAACGCTTAAAGAAGACGGTGCATGGGTGTTGGATGCCGATCCGCCTAAGAAAAAACAAGGCGCAGGCAAAAAAGATGGCAAGAAAACTGCACACAAGCCGTCTGAAAATAGAAAAGCCAACGGTCAAGCACCAGTCAAGCCGAATAAACGCCGTCAGGCTAAAAAGCCAAAACAGGAATTGCAGGTTATTTAAATGGATATTAAAACCATAGATAAGCGTATCAAACAGGCGTTTAACACTGTCCGGCAGGGCTTTCGCGGAAAGGTTGCCAGAGTCCAGGCAGGTGGCGGTGTGCAAAAAATCCAAGTCGAAGGCTTGGACGGCGAAACCGTGCAAGACTTGGAGCATGCCGAAAACTTCGGTTTTACCAGCAATCCGCCTGCCGGGAGTGATTGCGTTGTTGTGCCGTTGGGGGGTAAAACCAGCCACGGTATTATCGTTACCACGACAAACGGCGCGTACCGCATTACCGGTTTGTCTGATGGTGAAACAGCGGTTTATAACGCTGACGGTGCCAAGATGGTGTTAAAAAAGGGGCGCGTCATTGAGATTGACTGCGATAAATTAAATATTAAAGCACCTAGAGGCGTAAATATCACTTCAGAAAAGGTCGAATGTTCTGCGGTGTTGACTGCACAAGGCCAAATCAACGGCAATGGAGGCATGGCCGTGCAAGGCGGTAACGGTACGACATTTACCGGCAACGTGAACATGGTCGGCGATTTGCATACTACCGGCGCATTAACCAACAACGGTAAAGATGTCGGCAGTACCCACAAACACACTGAGACCAACGGTTCGGAAACCGGTGAAGTCATTTAAACTGGTTTTAAAGGCCGCCTAAGAATCCTTATTGGTTTTTTAGGTGGCTTTCTATATTTGTCTGACATCAATCCACTCAAAGAAAGAGCGTCCATATCCGAAAATTCAGGTATGGACGCTTTACTCAACCCACAAACAGGCGGCTATGTGGTCAACCAATCCGCCCAATCCATCGAAAACGAGCTGTATATCCGCTTGGTAACGCCCTTGGGCAGTTACTGGGCAGACCGCACGCTCGGCAGCCGCCTGCACGAATTACGCCGCCAAAAGCATTTAAAGCGCATTGAAGTTCTGGCCAAGCAATACGCCGAGCAAGCATTACAGCCCGTGCTTCAGTCTAAACGCGCCCAATCCATCCAAGTAACCACATCTACACCGCAGCGCGGCTGGCTGAAATTGCATATTGAAGCTGTCGATGCCGCAGGCGATACCGTAACCCTTAGTCACAAAGTGGCCGTGATATGACGCAAGCACTTAATTTCGAGCAAATCCGCGCCAATTATCTGCGCGACCTACAAAACCAAAACCCTACCGCCCATGTGCACGCAGGCAGCGACAACCATGTACGTGCTACCGCTATTGCTGCTGTGGGTGAAGGCCAATACCAGCATCAAGAGTGGATTTTGCGTCAAGCGTTTGCCGATACCGCCGACAGTGCCTATCTCGAAAAACACGCTGCCAAATATGGGATTTACCGAAAAACTGCCACCTTTGCGGGCGGTAAGGTGCGTGTTCGCGGCGCGGTCGGTGCAACGGTGCCTGTTGGCCAACAAATCAATGTTGGAGATAAGGTGTATTTAGCCGCCGAATCCGTCGTTATCGGTGCGCTTGGAAGCGCTGAAATAGCCGTTATCGCCACTGTTGCAGGTAGCGCTCAAAATCAGGCGACTGAAACTACGGCAATATTGCAAAGTGTCCCCACTGGGATTGACAGTTCCGCCGTCTTGCTAACGATGGTTGGCGGTACAGATGCCGAGAGTGATGAGAGCCTGTTGGCACGATATGAAGAACGCCTGCGCCGACCTGCTGCGGGCGGTAACCAATACGACTTCCGCAATTGGTGCTTGGAAGTGCCGGGTGTGGTTGATGCATTTATCTACCCTTTACGTCGTGGCAACGGCTTTGTCGATGCCGTTATTTTGGGTGAAAACGGTATTCCCAGCGCGGAAACACTGGCCGCCGTACAAGCTCATGTCGATGCGGTACGACCTGTTACCCGTAAAAACGGTTTTTTAGCCCTTGCACCCAGTATCCAGACCGTAAATGTGGCCGTCACCATTACCTTAAGCAGCGGCACGGATACTGAAACGGCCACCGCTGCCATCAAATCAGCTGTGAATGCCTATTTTGATGCTTTAAAGCCCGGCGATACCCTAATTAAAAGCCAGTTGGAAACCTTAATCAGCGAAGTGTACGGCGTGCGTGACCGTGTCTTAACCACACCCGTGAGCAATATCAAGCCCCAGGAAAGTGCCGAAGATATTTACTGGCTGCGTCCTGGCAGTATTAGCGTGGAGTACACCACGTGAGCCATCAAGCCTTACTTGCCGCCATGCGCCCGCCTGTCAGCTACGACACCGTAGGAGATACGGCAGAAATCAAAGCTGAAGCGGGTGTGTTTGATATTGTGGCCGATCATGCGGAAGGAGTGAAAAATGCGCCGTTCCCTGATGCGGAAAACGATTACCTGTACCGCTGGGAAGAGCTGCTGGCCATCACCCCGCCTGCTGGAGCCAATACCCAACAACGTACTGATGCCGTGCTGGCCAAACTCAACGCCTTGGGCGGTTTGAGCATTGCCTACTTTACCGCCATTGCTGAATCGGCAGGCTACACCGTAAACATTTATGAAGAAGACCAATTCCGTGCCGGTGAAAGCTGTGCGGGAGATTGTTTGAATACTGAAGATGCTATTTGGCGTTGGTGCGTCGACATCGCCGACGGAAAAGCCACCGCCTATATTTTCAGAGCCGGACAAAGCCGTGCAGGCGACCGCATCAGTGTGTACACCGACCCGATTATCGAAACGATGTTTGAAGAATTAAAACCGGCATGGACGTATTGCCGCTTTGAATATGAAGAAGAGGTATAAAAATGGACTTAATCCAAACCCCGAATAAGCAATTTGTCGACGGCGACCGCCGCACGCCCGGTACTCCCGTACCCGCATGGTGGCTGAACCAGTTACAAGGCGAGTTGTACAGCATTTTAAACGCGGCTGGCATTGAGCCTAACAAAGCCGACCATGCCCAAGTCTTATCGGCCATTAAAATTCTGGCCGCCGATGCTTCTCAAGTGGCTAGTATTGAGGCTTTGCGTAAATACAGCGGTGATGGTTATGTAAACGTTAACGCCTATCACCCCAATACAACAGTGGGCGGCGGCGTGTTTGTGGCGGATAAAGCAGATAAATCTACCGCTGATAACGGTTGTACCGTTATTGTTTCTACCGACGGCACGCGCTGGAAGCGTGTGTTTTCAGGGATGCTTAACCTGCATGATTTTGGCTATGTAGCCAGCAAAGACAATGCACTAGCAACTTTAAATGCTGCTGAAGCTGCCGCGCTTGGCATTGTTGTCGACTGCTTGGGTTTGTCAATTGATACGGGTAATACCTACCCGCAAAAAAACAAATACACAAACGGTAAGTTTGTGATTGACGGCAAAACTGTCGATGTTCAATACCAGCCTATCAGAAGCGGTATCGGTCGATTCATTTCTGGGACTGGTGCAGCAGCCAACCTCAGATCGAACGAATGGACCGGTGCAGGTTTAATCGTTATTGGCGAAGGCGCAATGGAGCAGATGGAGAAATGTGTTTCCTCAATCGCTATTGGCGACCGTGCGCAGGGCTTTTCTAAGGTAAGCAGGGACAACATCGCCATTGGCGCAGACAGCTTAATCAACGTACAAGCTAAAACAGAATGGTATGACCAGTCGAAAAAGGCTGGCACGCGCAACATCGGCATTGGCGGCAATGCAGGCCGTGCAATCACAAGTGGTTTTTCAAATGTCGCAATTGGGCGAAATGCCGGGCAAGGATTGGGCACAGGGTCATTAAATATTGCACTTGGCTCATTTGCTATCGGCGGTGTCGCTCCAATCGGATTTAGTGGGGATATTGAAAACTTTTGGCCATCGAAAACCAGCGGAACCGTGGCAATTGGCGAGAGCGTGCTGATGACCTATCAGGGCGAAGGTGCGCAAACTGCTATTGGTGGTAGTGCGGCGCGTAATGCGAAGATGGCGGAGAAATTAACCGCTGTCGGAGAATCTGCTTTAGAAAGCCTTGAAAAAACTCGTGCGCCGAATGGCGGCGATGTCTTATGGAGCGGAACTGAAACAGGCACATACACGCAAAGCGGAAACAATATCACATTGACGTTGAATAACTTGCGTAATGCCACTGTCGGCTGCTGGGTTGGCATCCGATTGACTTCAGGTGATGCCGCGACTACTCAGGGAGATGTAATCCCTGCTGAAGTTGTGTCAGTAACTGAAACAACATTAAACGTGAAAAGCTCAAAAGAGCTAACTACTTCTGGCAGCGCTGAAATAAAATTCGTTTATTCGGCGGTATCGACGAATGATACTAAAAATACTGATTTGGTCGCTATCGGTACGAGAGCCATGAAAGGCGCGGAAACGGCTTCATATAGCACCGCAATAGGCGCAGAGGCGATGATAAAAGGAAAAAACCAATTGAAATCCGTTGCGATTGGAGGATCTGCAATGAGAGAAGGTGATCACGAGTCCAGTGTAGCCGTTGGTTTTTGGGCATCACCATATGGCAATAGCAAATATTGTGTTTTTATTGGGGATAGCGCCGGATATCGCAACGTTAGAGGAGACATTATAAGAGATAAGATCACAAATTCCATCGCTATCGGCTTTAACTCCAGACTTAATGGAGATAACGAAATACAAATCGGAGGTAACGGCCAAACCTTGTACGCCCCGACCACCGTAAATATTCGTTCGGACGGTCGAGATAAAACCGACATCAAGCCAATGCAGAACGGCTTAGAGTTTGTCATGAAACTGAAGCCTGTTACTGGCTACTATGACCGCCGCGATTCGTATACGGACGAACTGTTTAAGGATTTACCAGCCGACGAACGCGAAGCCAAAATCCGCGAATGGTGGGCAAATCCTGAAAAGGACGGTAGCCACAAAGAGGAACGCTTGCGACACTGGTTTATCGCGCAAGACGTTGCCGCGCTTGAATCTGAATATGGTCAGTTGCCGATGGTAAACCTGAAGAACGATACCTACACGCTTGAATATGAATCATTTATTCCCGTGATGGTTAAAGCGATTCAAGAATTATCGGCGCAAGTGGAAGATTTGAAATCCGAACTTAAGGAGTTGAAGAAATGACTAGATGCGTAATTGATTCCGCCGGCTTGTTTGTCGAAGAGCAATATTTTGATGACGGCCGCGCCAGCATCGAAGCTGAAATTCCTGATCTCGCACAATATCAGGCCGCCCAGTGGGATGGGCAAGGTTGGCAGATAATTCCCGACTATCGCGGATGCGTAGTTTTTGTCGGTGAGCAAGAGCAGGTGTGGGATAAGTTAGGTGATTTGCCCGATGGCATCAGCCTGACCCCGCCTGAATCGGCAAATATTGACGGCGTAAAATCCGTAAAACTCTTCGCATTAAATGCTGCCGCTCAGGCTTTTATTAACAAGCATGCCGGCATCGACAGCGTGCCTGAATTTGAGTTTGCAAGCTGGGCAATTCAGGCTTCCGAAGCAAAAGCTTGGCAGTTAGATAAAAACGCGCCAACTCCGGTGCTTGATGGTATTGCCGCAGCCCGCGGTATTTCCGCTGATACGCTTAAGGCTGCAGCGTTGCGTAAAACGCTGGCCTATGAGCAACTTGCCGCCCATGTGGCAGGTCAACGACAAGCACTGCAAAGCAAAATCGAAGTAGCTAAAACGCAGGCCGCGCTTGATAAGATTGCAGTCGTATTCACACTGCCGGAGGCCGTCTGAATGGTTCAAGTCTATTTGGCACTCTATAAAGGCAAAGCCGCAATCAACACCCCGCGCGATGTGGTTAAACGCATTGCCGACAGCGTTGTACGATTGGCAACATGCAGCCCGTACAGCCATTGTGAAATCGCTGTTAAGCACCCACGCGACGGCCTGTTTGATTGTTATTCGTCTAGCGCGAGAGACGGCGGGGTGCGCATTAAAACCATGCCGCTGCCTGCTGATAAATGGGACTTAATCCCGCTGCCGCAATCTGTTGCCATATCGGCCAGCCGCTTGTTCCACCGTACACACGGGGCAGGTTACGACTGGCTAGGTGCGATTGGCGTGGTACTCAAATCACCACACAGCAAAAGCCGCTGGTTTTGCAGCGAATGGTGCGCATATGTAATAGGCTACACTAACCCGTGCCGATACAGCCCGCAAACCCTGTATGCCGCGGTATCAACTAAAGATAGGCCGTCTGAGAAAATGGAGGAAACAAAGTAATTTAGAAAGTTTTAAATAAAGAGGAGCGGCGACGTGTCTGTGTTGCGAGCACCGGCACGCCAGCCAAGCAGATGTACCCTGCATTGACTTCATATATGATAAGCCTAAAATCGACGTATCCTATTCCGTTTACTTGTATGTCGAAGAGTGGAATGGTTAGTTAAATTTAAAGCCCGTTTAAATCATCTTTAAACGGGCTTTCTTGTGCAAAAGCTGACAGAATTTTAAAATCTCACAAAGTGCAAAAGCTGGCGCGAAATTGTGCAAAAGCCGCCGCCGCCTTACATCAGACGGCCTTTTCACAAGAAAGATTTAATGTATCAAATTCCAAGCCATCTTGGCGGCAATCAGCAGCAACATAATAC